TCAAACACTCTTATCTCTACTGTAAAACTTATGTCTCTGCCTTTCAAGACACCTATTGTTATCAATGAAGGTTTGGACGTTTATCAAGAACCAGTTCATAATCACACTTATGTTATGGTATGTGACGTTGCAAGAGGTGTTGGACTTGACTATTCGGCCTTTTCTGTTTTTGATGTTTCCAAACAACCATATCGTCAAGTAGTCAAATATCGTAAAAACGATATATCACCAATGTTATATCCCAATATCATTTACACCACAGCACTAAAATACAACGAAGCATTTGTTTTGGTTGAGGTTAATGACATAGGTCAACAAGTATCTGACATTCTCTATCATGACTTAGAATATGAAAATATGATGCTTGTTACTATGCACGGCAGAAATGGTCAACAAATCGGAGGTGGTTTCTCAAAAAATGTCTCTATGGGAATACGAACCACAAAACAAGTCAAACGAATTGGATGTGCAACACTCAAAGATTTGATTGAGAAAGATAATCTTTTGATTGATGACTTTGATACGATTTCAGAATTAACAACCTTCATTGCAAAAAACACATCTTGGGAAGCTGATGATGGAACTCACGATGACTTAGTGATGACTTGTGTAATCTTTTCTTGGTTGGTTCAACAAAGATATTTTAGAGATATGACTGATCAAGACATTAGAGAAAAAATGTTTGCAGAACAAATGAAAATGATTGAAGCGGAACTTGTTCCGTTTGGAATCATAGAAGATGGACATGACCCAGAAGAATATTCAATTCCAGGCGATAATAATACATGGACTCCTGCTGGTGAAGAATGGCAGAAAGAACTATATTAAAGATAAGATTCGTCTGTTTGTTCAGAAAAACCAAAGTCGTCATCTTCAGAGATTTTATCAATGTTCAAATACTTTAATAAATCATCAATCTCCTTTTCTAAATCTGGTCTTAAATTTCTCAAACGAAAAAGATATTTGATACTTTCTTTTTCTACCATTTCTTTGCTTACTCTGATAGAATTATAAGATTTTTTATTTTGACTTTTTGTTTGTAAAACCAGATGTTCAGGATTAACACACGCATTGTTTTCACAAGTTTGATGTACAACCATATTTTCTGCAATCTCTCCTTTATGAAGTAGATATGCAAAACGATGTGCCGGTAAAGATTTTCCATCATATGAAAACATACCATATCCTTGTTTCTGTCGTGCCGCATTCCATATGTGACAATTTTCTGTCTTTTTTATTTTTACATTGAATCTATCAATGGCTTTTTGAGGAAATTTCATGTTTACCACACACTAAATATTATTCACCAGATATCAATATTTATAAATATTTTGAGAGTATTCCAACTAAAACACTCAAAAAATTAATACTTTTACGGAGAAAACAATGGCCTTTCTAGTAAGTCCAGGCGTAAATGTCTCAGAGATAGATTTAACAAATGTTGTGGTCGCAGCTGCAACTTCTACTGGTGGAGTTGCTGGAAGGTTTCGCTGGGGTCCGATTGAAGAAGTAATGTTGATAACAGATGAAGACAATTTGGTTGAAATGTTTCAAAAACCAAATGAAGACAATTTTGAACAGTTCTTCACTGCTGCTAATTTTCTTTCTTATTCAAACGCAATGAACGTTGTTCGTGCTGCAAACACTACAGTATCAAATGCAGCTGCACCAAAGAATGCAACTGCAAATACCGGCACATATGTTAATGTTCAAGTAAAATCGTCAGACGATTATTACACATCATATGATCCAGATTTTGGTGGTTCAAATGCAACAAGTTTGACTGCATCAACTATTGCAAAATGGGCAGGAGATTTGGGAAACACCTTTAAGATTTCATGGTGTCCTTCTGATCGTCCTTCTGCAACTTTAACAGGAACAGTTGCATGGACACAATCAACAAGTGCTATCGCAGGAACAGGAACAAATTTTGGAGATGAATTAAGAGTGGGTGATATCGTAGATATTGCCGGAGCAACTCCAGGCATCGTAGTCACAGCAGTTACCGCAGACAATGCTGCTACAGGTGAAGAATTGTCGGGAACACAAAATGATATAGGTGCTGGTGCTGCTGTTACACGAAGAAAACGATCTGTATATTCACAAACAAGTTCTGATATGGCAGGAACAGTAACAACTGCTGCCGACTCCACTACTGTCACTGGAACTGCAACAGTTTTTTCTGCACAATTTGTAGTCGGAGATGTTATAGTAGTCGGTGGAGAAGAAAGAAAAATATCTGCAATTGCAAGCGATACGAGTTTGACTGTTTCGGAAAAATTTATCGGTGTCAACGCAACAGCTGCATATGAAAGAAAATGGGAGTATTCAGGTTCTTTTCCAGAAGGCGCTCCTTCAACTTCATCATTTGCAGAAGATAAAGGTCTTGAATTAGATGAAATTCATGTCGCAATTATTGACGAAGATGGTAATTGGACAGGACAAAAAGATGAGGTTGTTGAAGCACATGGTAACCTATCTGTAATCAAAGATGCTAAAAGTGCAGATGGAGCAGATATTTTTTATGCAGATTATTTGAACAGAAATTCAGAGTATGTTTGGTTTGCAGACCATCCAATTTTTAACGTACCACAAGCAGATGGAACTGATGATACAGAAACAATTGACACTGGTTCCAGTGCAAGTATCACTCTAACAAGTGGAACTGGAAGTGGAACATTTCATGGATGGGGAATTACATCTACCGCAGCTCTTGCACAGAATATCACTGGTGGTTCGGCAAATAACGCATTTATGATGCCTCACGCTCCTCTTTCTACAAGTTTTCAAGGTGGATCAGATGGAACTGCTCCTTCTGCTGCAGACGTAATTCGTGCATATGACACGATGAAATCAGCAGAGGATGTTGATGTATCTCTCATTGCAACTGCAAATCATGGTTCAACTGTTGTAAGACATTGTATCAACAACATTGCTGAAACACGTAAAGATTGTGTTGTTTTCTTTTCACCAGAAAAAGCAGATGTTGTTGGAGCGACCGATTCTTCAACCGCAACTGACAATGTTGTAAGTTATCGTGATACTGTAAACATGAACTCTTCTTATGCAGTTATGGACTCTGGTTATAAGTTTATGTTTGACAAGCATAATGACAAGTTTCGTTTTGTTCCATTGAATGGAGACATTGCAGGACTTTGTGCAAGAACAGATGCTGATAGAGATCCATTCTTTTCGCCAGGTGGTTTTACAAGAGGACAGATTAAAGGTGTCGTGCGACTTCCTTATAATCCAAAACAAGCAGAAAGAGATAAACTTTATGCAGCTCAAGTAAATCCAGTTGTTACATTTCCAGGCGAGGGAACAGTCCTCTTTGGTGATAAGACACAACTTACAAAACCATCTGCATTTGACCGAATCAACGTAAGACGTTTGTTCATCTTACTTGAAAAAGCGATTGCAAATGCTGCAAGATTTCAGTTGTTTGAATTCAATGATGAGTTTACTCGTTCTCAATTTGTTTCAATCGTGGAACCATTTCTCCGTGATATTCAAGGTAGAGGTGGAATCACTGACTTCCGTGTTGTTTGTGATGCTTCAAATAACACAGCACAAGTTATTGACTCAAATCAGTTTAGGGGAGACATTTTCATCAAACCATCACGAGCTATCAACTTCATTCAGTTGAACTTTGTTGCAGTTCGTTCTGGTGTTGAGTTCTCTGAAGTTGCTGGTGCTATTTAATATAAATAATTAAAACGATTAAAATCGGAGAATTAAATGGCATTCAGTTTATCAACATTTAAGACGGCGCTCGGTTCAGGGGGCGCCCGTCCAAGTTTATTTGAACTTCAAATTAGTGGTGTTCCTACTCTGCCGACAGCAATTGACCTTGATGATATTAAATATTTTTGCAACGTATCTGCCCTTCCACCACTGACAGTCACACCGATTGAACGACAATATTTTGGTAGGACTGTTAAGATTCCTGGCGACATGGTTTTTGGTGATTTGAGCACAACGATCTATGCTTCAGAAGATGGTACTGAAAGGTCAAACTTAGAGAGATGGATGGATGCTATCAATGGAACAGGTTCAGGAGGTATGGTTAGTGGATTAAATACCGCTAGTGCGTTTGGTGGCACAGTAAAACTTTTACAATATTCAAAGAGTTCAATATCACCAATCCATACTGTTACATTTGTAGATTGTTGGCCAACAACAATTGCTGAAGCAACAGTAAGTTATGATACTGCTAGTGATACTATGGTCTTTGATGTCACTTGGTCTTATAATTACTACACTTTTGTTTAAGGATAAAAAATGGCATTCGGAGTCAATGAATTCAAATCAAATATAGGTAGTTTGCAAAGACCTTCTTTATTCAAAATTGATATTAATGATGGAGAAACACAATT